GTGGCAGATATGTCACAGGGGGAGGGGAGGGGGTACCCCACCCGACGAAAAAGCATATTTCTTGATTGGTTTTGCAATAGGATCAATGACTTAGCATATTTCCTGCTCTCGTTTTTAAATACTTTTGAGTAGGAATAAGCACTTAGCAAGGGTCACTTTTCGCTTGACACCAGCATTTTACCAAAATACGTTTAGGATTAAGGTTTTAGGAATTTATGTATAAATACAAATAGGTTCAACAGAAAATGAATATAAAAATAACATCAATTGACAGACGATTAGAGAAATTAAAACTTCGCTTGCGGCGGGATTTAACAGCCAAGGAAATAAGAAAAGAACATAAAATAGTAGAGCTATTAACATTACAGGCTAATAGATGTGCTATATGCAAAGATCAATTTAGCGAACGTAATGTTCCAGTCTGTGACCAGCCGAATTTAAAAGATGAACATATAAGAGGAATGGTTTGTAAATTCTGTGATAATGCTATACGATATGTTCGCGATGAAATTCTAGCTGAAAAGCTAATGATATATTTTAAAAATAATGGAATAAGAAAAGCTGTATATGAACAATTCGATACTGGCACCAATCAACCACCTGTCATCAGACAAGAGTACGAGGATAAACCAATTGTTGGTGACTGGTTTAGCGTCAAGAAAGAATTTGAATGAGAACAGTTAAAATATCAAATGATAGATACAATCAATTACTGTATCAATATTTTTGGATGGCATTTGGATTGAAACAATATCCTGTATGCTTGTATGTTTGTCAGCAGGACAATAAGCCATTTCACATGACAAACATAACACGAGACTACCCACATTTAATTTGTAGGTATGTTGAAGATGGAATTGAAGTCAAATGGCCAGAGTGTAAGAAATGAAAATAGTAAAAGATATAGACTATTCAAAACTTAGACGTGGCTCAACTGTATTTGAAATTGATAAAGAAAAATTTGACTGGCCTAACTGTGAAGTATCAGGATGTAATAATCAAATATGTATTGGAATGAGTAAGACGCTTTGTTATGTACATGGAATAGAATTTAAAGCGTTTACTGAAAAAGAATTTGAAGAAAGTAGGAGAAATAGAAAATGAAAATTTATAGAACAGACCACCCGTTAGTTGTCGCAAAGTTTACCGATGATGAAACATTTGCTATTGTTCCACCCGGTAATGAAGGTATGATTGTTCCTGACAATCTATGGGCCGCTTATCTGCAAAAAATTACAGAGTTACAGCAGTTGGAAAATGCTATAGAGGAATATTTTAAATGAAAAAGAAAATATTTAGATATAAATTTGCTGCTATATATTATTATACAGATGTAGAACCACCGTTTAATCATACAGTAATAGATATTCCATTCATTGTATGGCAAGACTATCTTGCTGTATGTCAGAGAAAAGAACAGATTGAAAAACAAATAGATGGATATGTAAAATGAGCACAACCCTTAAAAGATTAGTAGAAAAACGTGATGAATTGTATAATGAAATTGCTAAAATTACAAATAAAATTGCCGGTCTGGAATTAGCAATTTCTATTGTTCAAGACAATGAAAAAAGAGAAGATAAATTACCAGATAATTATATAAATGAATTAAATAAAATTGGTAAATAAAATGACAACATATGATCCAAAGAAAGCATTAACAGAAATTATTGAAGGTCTTGTTGCGACACTTCAATCAACCAATGCTGTTTTGAGAGACGCACAAGAGAACCTTTCCAAATATGAAAAGGTACAAAACGATATATTAAGAATACAAGGTTGGATTAAGATGGACTTAGCTGAAAAGCAGTCAATGCTTAGAACTGTCATTCAAATGGAAAAAGAAAATGGATGAAAAAGAAGATTTTATATTTAAATGTTTTGGATACAGACAACATAAAGAAGATGAACGTGACAAATGGGTAATATACAACAATTTTTTAATAGTTATCAATCCTGAATGTAAACCAAAAATATATAAATATGGTTGTCAAGGTCAGTATTATGAAATTGACCCTATTTAACCAATAACAGTTAAATCACTTAAAACAAATGCGCGTTGTGTTGAGCCAAATTTCTGTTGCATTTCATGGCGAGGCACTTCGCGCAATTTATCATTATCAATCATTACCTGAATAGAACGCTTGATTGCATTCGTTGCGCCAAGCTTGTCATTCTTAAATGCACCAGTCATCATCAATCGCTTGGTAACGTATGAATATGGAATAATGCGATTTGTATGCATGACCTGATGCGATGCAGGATTAATTCCTCCACCAATATATTTCTTAACAGCTTCAAAATCTTTATTTATATATTCTTGTATAATACGGATAACTTCAAGCTGTTGTTTGTTCTCACCTGTATTGTGTCCAACTTCACCAGTTTCAAATTTAATAGTTAGTTGTTTAATGTCTCGTTGAACCATATCAATTGCCCACAAAAGATTTTCATAGGTAATCACAGGTTCAATCATATTACAGCCAACTGCAATCAATGCAGCAAGCTTTAATGATTTAAGATGTGCTCTATTCCAAAGATTTAAAACAACTTCATTGTGCGTTTGATTAATCTTATCTGTAGAGAATTGGTCAAAGTGATCTGACAATCGTTGTGCATTTTCATCTAGCTTTACATTTATAACTTTTTGATTATGTGCAAGCTGCTTACACGTCGCACACAAGGTAGCCAATTGATCTACCAATTGTGGGTAAGGATAAGTTGAAGCGGCATTTTTATTTAATGATGGTCTGATACCATTGTATTCCATAATCATGAAACGAGGCAAAAGACCTTCAGCAATCATTTCTTCTGAAAGAGCATTATAGAATGAGCTAGGTACGCTTTCACCTAGAATTGAGAAAGCAGGACCAATTGTAGCTTCACTGTTCTTTTCAAAGTCTGCATAAATAGATGCTCTATAAACATCGGTAGCACCTGATTTATTATATAATTCTAAAAGAATTTGTTTAAGCATACGTTCATGACTAGATGCAGTTGTGCTTGACATATTTTGAATACGCAAGCCAAACTCACCTAAAATAGAAACAAAGCAATGATTTTTGTGAACGTATTTTACAAGAGCCTGACCAGAAGCAATCTGTGATGGTCCGATAAATTCATTTGCAGTTGGGACCTGATGCTTTACAGCATTCATTAATTTATCAATGCCAGCAGCCATACCTTCTTTACCCATGCCAGTCTTGGCAAGCAAAAGAATATATTGATTAAGTCCGGTATTGGAAACATTATATGCCTTTCCACAAATACCAGCCATTAATCCTAATGCACCCGCTAATGCTATTTCAGGTACAGGACGTGGTGCCGCAGAATAAATAAATTGTGCTAATGCTCCTACTAAGCCGGGGGGAACAGAAATGGCTTCCGGGGATGGATTTGAACCACCATAATCAGGACCAAAACCTGATGTCCTACCGTTAGACGACCCGGAATTATTATTGGTGGACGTGGTAGGACTTGAACCTACAACCAGACCGTTATGAGCGGTCGGCTCTAACCGTTGAGCTACACGTCCTTTAATTTCATCTAGTGCATTTTTAAAACCATCAAAGTCAATTGGTGGTAACATCTTGTCGAATGATTTTAATATCATTCGTTCTACATAGTCAACTCGCTTTGCTTTATCCCTTTGACCCAATGTTGAGTTTCTAAAAATACGTCCAATTTGATTTTTGTTTTTCGTATAAAAAGCGATAATATCAATAAAAGCAAAGTCTGCTTCGGATTGAGAATTATAGATACTTTGCCATTCTCCTGATCTAAGTTTATTGAATTTATCTCCATTTGACGCAGCAAGTGCCATTCGTATAATTTCTTCATCTGATACAGTCTCTTTTTCATTACCTGTATAAGAAATATTATTTACACTTCCTCCCATTTGATCCCAAAGTTGGGTTAACAACTCTTGACGATCACAAATAGGCTGATGATTATAAACATGACCAGTCATTGTAGCATATCGTTGTGAAGAATAAACTTCAACAAACGATCTGCGACGACCAACAGGAATTTTACCTTTTACAATTAAATGTAATCCTCTACCTGAAGGTGAGACTTCAGAATAAGTATCAAACTCTTTAAATATTTTCTTTTGACGTTCAAAGATTAGAGGATCACCTTCACAATCATCTAGGTCAATAAAAGAATAAGGATCACGGTCAGAAAACACAAAACCAATGCCACTACAATTTCCCAAATTATAATAATTAAATGCTTCTTCAAAGGAAGCCCATGTATCAGGATCATTGACATTTGCCATATTTCCATTTTTAGGATTGTAAGGAATTTTAGTTGGTTTCTTTGCTCCAATATCTTCATACTTCCAAACTACCCATGAATTAAGGGCGCGCATTTCGGCTGGAATGTTAGAGAACATTTCCACTGACATTATTTCAAACTTTAATTTCAGAATTAGTTAAATATGAATAAAGCGTTTCAACCCGTCCAACATCTGTGTGAATGAGTTGACCAGCTTTAAATGCAGATAACCAGCTTGTGCTTAAACCTGTATCATTCGATATTTTCTTTAATTCAATGTGGGTATTTTTTAAAAGGTGTTGTGTCTTTGATTTTAAATTTGATTTAAATATTGGAATATGCATAGGAAAATTGTCATAAGTGACAGAACGCTAATCGTTCCATACCTGTGAAAAATATTTTTGACAATCCCTAATTCGGGACTTGACGAAAAAATTATTCCGGTTACTGTATAATATTCTCTTTATGAATGGAAAAATGAAAATGGAAAATGTTATTGATCCTCATTTGGCTCACTTGCTTAATTCAGAAGGCTATACACCTGACCGTGATGGTGTGTTGCAGTTTTGGGAAAAGACAAAGAAGCGGCTTGAAAATATTAAGTCTCTTGAAATGGAGTTGCGTAAGGTAGCAGTCAAGTTGACTGTTACAGAACCGAAAGAAGGAATGAATACAGTTGAGTTGGGTAATGGCTATCAAGCCAAGGCTCAAATTAAATATAATTACAAGCTTGCATCTAATGATGTAGTAGAAACTTGTCTTGATGAAATTGCCAAGATTGGAAATGAAGGTGCTTTCATTGCAGATCGTCTTGTGAGTTGGACACCTAATTTTCTTTTTACTGAATATCGTCAATTGCAGGAAGAAGCCCAAAAGGGTAATGAGACTGCTAAACAGATTTTGAATAAATGTAATAAAATGCTTACGATTACTGAAGCTGCACCGACACTTGAAATTAAACAGCCGAAAGAAAAGAAATGAATTTAACCGATTTAAAACCAGCATCAGACTTTGCTCGCATATATGGCTGTAAAGTTTGTTGTTATGGTCCTCCCGGTTCCGGTAAGACACCTTTAATTAATACCGCACCACGTCCTTTGCTCTTGGCAACGGAACCGGGTTTACTTTCAATGCGTGGATCAACTGTACCCACATATTTAGCCGAAACACCGTCAAAGATTGACGGATTTTTTGATTGGTTTTTTAATTCAAAAGAAGCTACTCAATTCGATACACTTGGAGTTGATAGCGGTTCTGAAATGGCTGGAATATATCTCATTGACAGTTTAAATAAAAATAAGCATGGGATGAAGGCTTATGGAGAAATGGCTGAAGCTGTAGAAAAGCATCTACGCAAGCTTTATTTTCTTGCAAACAAGCATATTTACTTTATTGCCAAACAGGAAATTATTACAGAAAGCAATTACAAGCGTCCATACTTTCCCGGTAAATACCTTCCTGTACAAATTCCACATTTGTTTGATTTTATTTTAAATTTAGCTGTTCATCCTGTTCCCGGTCAAGGTCAAGTATCAGCTTTCAGATGTAAGGAAAGCTTTGATATGATGGCTAGAGCTAGAACAGGTAACTTGAATGAATTTGAGCCACCACATTTAGGTAATTTATTTAATAAGGCTATGTCATGAAATATGTTTTAATTTTTACATTAATTTCTTTTCCTGTTTATGCACAAGACATTGCAAAGATACAGAAAGAAAATCTTGTCATTTCTTGTTCTGCTATGACTGAAAAAGATATGAAGGATTTATTTAATCAAGCTGGAAAAGAAAAAGTCAAACATCAGGAACGAGTACCAGCACTTGTTCAAATTTATGATTATGTGAATTATATTGTGGACTTGTGCAAGGTGAGACGTTAACAAGGGGATAGAGCATGACCGATTTCATCATCATCACATTCGACCAGGAGGGGGATCGTGTGACATCCCCGATGCCCGCCGACGAGAGCATTGTCGATGTGCGTCTCGCGGACGGCAGCACGACCAAGGCTTGGTACTCCTGCGACATCATGGAGTCAGGGGATTGGGATTTTGTGCCCGTCAAAGGCGATGAGCCGGACATGGATGCCGACAGCATCGCAGATCAAGTCGTCGCGTGGAGGCCACTGCTGGCATTGCAGGAAAGGCCGATATGCGCCCGTGAGGGTCGGTGTAACCACTACAACGGCATCATGGGGCCGGGCATGAAGGATCACCCGACATGCGATGCCGGTGTGAACTATCGCGCCCTTGCCGGCACAAGCGAGCCGGGGTGGGTCCGCAAGCTACCCTGCTACAGCAAGACCGATGAATCGGTCGAGTGCGAGAAGCGCACTCTCCCGACGCCGGAACAGATCGCGGCATGGAATGCGTACTGCGATGAGCGGCTGTCGGCGACCGGCCAAGCCATGAAGGCGTGCAGGGACGATGCGGCAGGGCGCAAAGGCATTCGAGGCGAGATCGAGTGCCCGATCTGCAAAGGGCGGCTCGCCTATACCGTCGCGGCGTCCAACGGCCATCTGTGGGGCCGGTGCTCGACACCCGAATGCGTAAGCTGGATGCAGTAAGGAACGGATAGAGCATGACAAAACTCTCACTCGATACCGACACCCAGGTCTTTTTCTACGAGCAGGATTTCTATGTCCTGTCGAACTTCTCTGCGTTCACCGTTGAATGGAATGGACTGCGCTTCGACACGTCAGAGGCGCTGTATCACTGGATGAAGTTTCCCGGCGACGAGCGCGCCGGGCTCAGAGACGAGATATGGACCGCGCGATCCGCACATGATGCGTTCAAGATCGCCGAGCGCAACAAGCATTGGCGCAGGCCCGATTGGGACGCCGTCAAGGTCAACACCATGCGGCGCATTCTCGTCGCCAAGGCCGAACAGCACGAGTATGTCCGGCGCAAACTGTTGGCGACCGGCGACCGCGAACTGATCGAGAATAGCTGGCGCGACGACTTTTGGGGATGGGGGCCGAACCGCGACGGCAAGAACATGCTCGGCAAGCTTTGGATGGAAGTGCGCGCCGAGTTGCGGGCAAGCGCCGCCGCTTAACAAGGGGGGGGAATGACATGAACCAGCAGCTTGTGGCGCGCATCAAGCGAGGCAGCAAATACTACGGTCAGACCGAGCCGGGCGCGTGGTTCGATGTCCGAGTCGTGGCCGACACCTATTACCAGCTGCGTGGCAACAACAACAACTACCGCCTCGACGATGTTGCGCTCGGCGTGCGCATAGACGACCGAATTATCGAACTGGCGACCGGCAAAGCCGTGCGCGCATAACAAGGGGCGACCGAAAATGACTGACGATTTGCTGGTTGAACTCCGCCGCATAGCCAAGCGACTCTTGGCGCGCGATGAGCACAGGCGCGGGCCGTTCCACATTACCGACGAAGAACTGAGGCAGTTTCTCCGTCAGTCAAATCCTGAAATGGGGAATTAAATCATGAAAAAATTTAAATTTATTTTACCTTTAATTTTTCTTTATTCACCAGCTTTTTCAGCAGATTTAAAAATTTCAACATCACAAACTTACACGGTAATTAAAAAAGTCCGCAATGCCAAAGAGGCATTAATTTTATTCAATAATGAAAAAGCCCTTGCAAATGAAAAATTAAAGGCTTATGAATTGGATCATCAAACTTTCGTCCGTGAGTTAGAAAATGGATATGAAGTAAAGTTTGTATTCAAAAAGAAAGGAAAATAAAAATGGATGAAACAGAAAAAGATGAATTAAGAAGGCTTGAAGCATTAAGACTAGCTCATTGTGAATTTATGAGTGATAGACTTAATGCAAGTCAAGTAACGGAAAAAGCAAAAGTTTATTATAATTTTCTTAGAAATAAGGAGTAAATAAAATGGCAAAGAAGTCTAAGAAGAAGTCAACTGTTAAGAAGGGAATGGCTACATTTACCCTTCAAATGCCAAAGCAGTTACATACTCGTATCAAGGCACGTCGCGCTAAGACTGGTGAAAAGATGCGAGATTTTATGATTAATGCTGTTGAAAAAGCATTAAAGCGTGCAGCATAGGTGAATAATGCACCCGTCAACTTTTGAATATTTAAAGCCTACCGATGCTCAAATTGAGCAAATGAATAAAGTTAGACAAGCTGCAAAAGAATATTGTAATGTTCTAGAAGCTTGTTTACCTGATGGTCCTGATAAGACTTTTATTATTAGAAACCATCGTTCTAATGCTATGTGGGTGAATGTGTGTATTACACGTTTACCAGACGGTACACCTAGAGAATAAAGGAAATAAATAAATGGATAACTTTGTTCCACAAGGCAGTTTTGATGCAACCAATATTGAACCAAAGCAGGGTGGTCAAAAGCACCCTGTTGGTATGTTTCCTTTTGTTATCAAAACTACCGATATTGTTCCTTCTAAAGATAACAAATCTGGAATGTTTCGAGTAACATTTGAAACACCAGTTGGTACAATTGATCGCAACTATAATCTTTGGCATGAAAATACACAGACTGTTGAAATTGCACAGTCTCAACTTTCTGCATTGTGTCATGTTACAGGAATATTTAAATTAAATTGGCCTAATAAGGGACGCGAATTGGTTGGTAGTCGTGGTACTCTTGAAGTTGGTTGGCAAAAGGACAATGAACCCGGTACTGAAAAGGGTGGTCCTACTGGTGGTTATGTTGAAATAAAGAAGGTGTTTGATGCTAATGGTAATGAACCGGGTAAGGCACCATCTGCACCGCAACCGCAACAGTCTGGTTGGGGTGGTGGTCAGCAGCAGCCACAACAGCAACAGCCTGTAATGCAGCAGCAGCCAAATAATGGTGGTTGGGGTAATAATGCTCCACAACAGCAGCCGCAGCAACAGGCTCCAAGTTGGGGAACACAACCACAACAGCCACAAAATAATACTCCACCTTGGGGACAAAAGTAATAAAAATAATAAATTTAAATGTAAACTTGATAGGTGGAGCAATCCACCTATCAATTTAATTGGAAATGTAAATGACAAATCTTTCTAATAAAGATGAAAGAGAAAACCTAGAGCAAACCATTCTTAGAGAAATAGATGAATGGTGTGTCAATAAATATTCAGAAGGTCATAGAAAACATTTAGGAGCATCTATTATTGGTGATCCGTGTTCACGTCGCTTATGGTACACTTTTCGTTGGGTAAGACGTGAAACATTTTCTGGTAGAATGCATAGACTATTTCAAGTTGGTCATAATGCAGAACCACGTTTTATTGAATATTTAAAAGGTATTGGATTTGTTATTTTTGATAAGACTGAAGATGGTAAACAATTCCGAATATCAGGTTGTGAAGGTCACTATGGAGGCTCATTAGATAGTTGGGGTTACTTACCTGAAAGATATAATTATAAAAATAAAGTTTTGTTTGAATTTAAAACAAACAACACTGGTTCAGGATTTGTCAATGTTGGTAAGAATGGAGTACCGAAAGAAAAACCAAAACATTACGCACAAATGTGCCAATATGGTTTCAAGCATCAAATTGAATATTGTGTTTATGTAATCGAAAATAAAAATGATAGCGACCTTATAATCAAAATCGTTCCCCTTGACTGGAATTATGGAGCGGCACTTGAAAAGAAAGCTGAAGATATAATTTTATCAAATTTTCCACCAGCTAAAATCAGCGAACAACCATCTTATTTTGAATGTAAGTTTTGTGATTTTAGTAAAATTTGTCATGAAAATGAACCAGTTGAAATAAATTGTAGATCGTGCAAATTATCCAGTCCTATAGCCAACAAAGAATGGTTCTGTAATAGATTTAATTCTGTCATCCCACAAGAGTACATCGAAAAAGGTTGTGAGTATCACTTGTCGGTAAATTCATGATTACTCTTAGACCATACCAAATCGAGGGGTTAACTGCCATATGGAATTATTTTCAGAATGGAGGCAAAGGTAATCCTGTCATTGCATGGCCTACAGGAACAGGTAAATCTATTATCCCTGCTACATTCATTATGGAAATAATGAAAATATGGCCTAACCAAAGATTTTTAATTATAACGCACGTCAAAGAATTGATTAAGCAAAACTATGATTTAATGATGGAGCTATGGCCTAACGCACCAGCCGGTATTTATTCAGCAGGACTTAAACAGAAGGATATAGCCTTTCCAATCATCTTTGGTGGTATCCAAAGCATGATAAAAAATCCTGCTCAATTTGGTCATAGAGATATAATTATAATAGATGAAGCACACTTGGTTTCCAGCAATGAAAGCAGTCAATACCTGACCTTCATTGCGACAATGAAAATAATAAATCCATATTTAAAAGTCATTGGAATGTCTGCTACTCCCTTTCGTATGGGTATGGGGTACATTACTGAAAATGGAGTGTTCACAGATATTGTTCATGACATTACAGGACTGGATAAATTTAATCAGTTGATTGACGATGGTTATATTTGTCCTCTTGTACCCAAGCGAACAAAGACTGAATTAGATGTTTCTAATGTAGGTATTCAGAATAATGAATTTAAAGCTAATGAATTACAAGCAGCAGTTGACGTTGACCGGATTACAGAAGCGGCGTTAAAAGAAATTATCCATTACGGTGCCGATAGAAAGTCATGGCTTATATTTGCATCAGGTATAGAACACGCAGAACATATAGCTGATATGTTGGATACGTTTGGAGTGGAAGCAGCCGCTATCCATTCCAAAAAGCCAATGGAATTTAATGATAAAAGTATTGAAGAATTTAAAAATTTCGAGATACAAGCAATAGTTAATTATGGAAAACTAACAACAGGTTTTAATCATCCTGCAATTGATTTAATTGGAATGCTTAGACCTACATTAAGCGTTCCTTTATGGATACAAATGCTAGGACGTGGTACTAGACCTTATCCAAATAAAGAAAATTGCCTCGTATTAGATTTTGCGCGTAATACACCACGATTAGGACCAATTAATGATCCTATCATTCCTCGTAAGAAAGGTGAAAAAGGTGGTGACGCACCTGTTAAAATATGTGAAAATTGTGGTGCCTACAATCATGCTCGCGTTCGCTTCTGTTGTGATTGTGGTAATGAATTTGAATTTCAAACTAAAATAATTAAGAGTGCTGGCACAGAAGAATTAATTAAAATAGACAAACCAGTCTTTGAAACTTTTGATGTTCAATATGTAATTTATTCCAAGAAACAATCACGCAAAGATGGTAAACCATATATTCGAGTAACCTACTTTACAGGTATTCAAGCATTTAATGAAAATGTATTTCCAGAACACAAAGGACTTCCAAGGCATAATTTTAAAAATTGGTGGAAGCAAAGACATAAAACAGAACCACCTGACTTTACAGACGATGCTTTAAGATTTAATAGTGAATTACGTTGTCCTAGAAAGATCGTGGTTCACGTCAATAAAAAATATCCAGAAGTATTAAGTTGTGAGTGGTGATGATTAGAAAAGACGCAGAATTAATTTTAACTGATAAAATTAGATTGGAAGCAATGAAAAATTTATCTTCATTGCTTACTGATTATATGATGGATATAGGAATGTTTAGGACTTGTTTAAATTGTGCTTATTGGAATGAGAAAAATGAAACTTGTCAATATTATAAACAAAAACCACCAGCTAAAGTTATAGTGTGTGGTTGTGAAACTCATACAGATATACCATTTTAATGCGCGAAACAATTAAACCATCAAATTCTTCTCACCCTATAATTAAAATTATATGTGAGAAAATGCAGGAAAGGCAAATAGGAACAGATAGACTTGCAATGTTATCAGGAATTGATAGAAGAAGTTTACAACGATACATAAAAAATCAAAGACCTATAACATTAGCAAATGCTGAAGCTTGTTTAAATGTTTTTGGAATGACATTGGTAAGTGAAACTTGGAGAAAAAGAAATGGCTAAAAGAAAAACAACTAAGAGAAAAGTACGCAAACCACGACCAGCAGATAAAATTATAGCTGGATTGAATGAAGCTTTAGCTAGAACTAAAGCTGGTGAATGGAAAGTAGGAGAAACTTTAAGAATAAGATTACCTAATGATTATATTGTAAAAGATAATGTAAATCATCCGTCACATTATGGTGGTGCAGATAATCCTTATGAAGCAATTAAAGTTTTAGAAAATCGAATGACTAAAGAAGAAGTCATTGGTTTTCTCAAAGCTTCTGTGTACACCTACAATGATAGAGCTAAGTACAAAGGAAATGAATTAGAAGATTATGAAAAGGCTTTGTGGTATCAAAATCGTCTAGTCAATTTTATGAAAAATGGCTCGTAAACCAAGACAACCAAAAGCCTCTATAGAACCTAATCCTTTTGTAGAGGCTCTTAAATTTTGTTCGGTAGTCCTTTCTGACAAAGGAACACCAAACGAAACACATATTTTATTGAATAATAAAACTGCTACTGCATTCAATGGTATCTTAGGAACAGGTCATTTAATCAATGAAGAAATATATGCGGCACCAAACAATAAATTAATGATTGACGCACTATCTAAATGTGGGCAAAATCTTTCAATCACACAATTAGATAGCAATAGATTATCTATTAAATCAGATAAATTTAAAGCTATTGTACCTTGTATTGATCCAGTATTGTTATCGGCAATTCAACCGGACAATCCAATTGGTGAAATAAATGAAAATTTAAAATTAGGATTGGAAGCTGTTTATGTATTGGTAAATGATAATGCACAAGACATTCACTTATGCTCTATACTTTTAAAAGCTAATTCTGTTATTTCTACCAATGGTGCATTGTTATTTGAATATTGGCATGGAATAGACTTACCCACATTAATTATTCCAAAGTCCTTTGCTCAATCGCTTTCTAATATAAATAAAAAACTTGTTCAATTTGGATTTAGTGAAAATAGTTTTACTGTATGGTTTGAAGATAATAGCTGGATCAAAACACAATTATTCAATAAAACTTGGCCTAATGTAGATGAAATTTTAAATAAAACAGCAAATCCTTTTCCTGTACCAAGTGAGTTATGGGAAGGATTGGACGCTGTTACACCATTTTCAGAAGATGGATTGGTTTATTTTGATAATGAATTAATCCGTAGTCATGAAAACGATGGTGTAGGAGCATCATATAAAGTTACAGGACTTCCTAAAGGACCAAAGTTTACAGCTAAAAATCTTGCATTAATTAAACCGTATGCAAAACAAATTGATTTCTTGGCACAAGGTACAACACAAAACACAACAATGTTAATGTTTTTTGGTGACAATATTCGTGGCTGTATGTTAGGGAGAATTTAATGATTTTACCTTACTCAATTATAAAAGTAAGAAGATTAATTTATGATGATTATGTATATAGATATATGTTAGCTAAAAGTAAATTTATTCAATCATTTTATAGAAAACAAGAAATTGATTTGGCTAAATTTATAGTGGAGAAATTAAGAAAATGATACTTCCAGCACAAACAATTAGAAATTTAAAACCAGTTACACCATTTCATGAACGTACTAAAGAATTTGGTATGTCCTATGGATTGAGTGCAGCCGGTTACGATATTCGTATTGCTGAAGATGTAGATATTTTATTTGGAGAATTTTCTTTAGCTTCTTCTATGGAACATTTTAATATGCCGGATGATGTATTGGCATATGTCAAAGATAAATCGACTTGGGCAAGACAAGGTTTAGCTGTACAAAATACAGTTATAGAACCGGGATGGAAAGGTTATTTAACTCTTGAATTAACTAGTCATCAAAAAACTTTATTTATTAAAAAAGGTATGCCTATAGCTCAAATAGTTTTTCATCGTCTTGAAGCTGCTACAGAACAGCCTTATGATGGTAAGTATCAAAACCAAGCATCAGGGGCACAGTTACATTTGTTTGAAAAATGAAAATTAATTCAGATGGTTTTATATCAACATCAAAACGTGTTGAGTTAAAACCATACCAACCACGTCAACCAAAACCTTATCATTTACTCTCCGATACCGAATTACAAAACGGTATTGGAGGGGTAATGATTGTTGACAGTGAAGTTTATTATAATTATTTTTTGATTGTATTTAAATGTATTCGTACTAAAGGCATTGTGCGTTTTGTTATTGACCAAGATACAGGTGAGTGTTTTAATGAAAGAAAACTATCTTGGATACTTTATAATTATACTACAGTAGGATTTAATACGATCAAGTTTGACAATCCTCTTATATGGTTGTCATATAAAAACCAAGATACAGAAATAATTAAAAAATGTGCTAATGATCTAGCATCAAATATGTTTCCGGCTGAAGCTGCGAAACAATACGATTTTCAAATATTTAAAACTCCCCATGTTGATTTGATTGAAGTGTGTCCATTAAAAGGATCACTTAAATTATATGGTGCTAGATTACATGCACCGCGAATACAAGACCTTCCATTTAATCATTTACATAGATTAGAAGAATGGCAAAAACCAATTGTAGATGATTATTGTTTAAATGATCTTGATACTACAGAACTGTTAATGGAAAATTTAACAGAGCAATTATCTTTACGTCACTCTCTTACACAAGAATACAATATTGATTGTATGAGCAAGTCTGATGCACAAGTTGCGGAACAAGTCATAGGTAATGAATTAAAGAGGCTTACAGGTAAATGGCCTAGCAAACCAAAAATAGTTGATGAATACTTTTTTAAATTTAAAATACCTGACAATATGAAGTTTCAAACTCCATATATGCAGGAAGTTTTAAATAAAGTAGCATCGGTTAATTTATCGCTTACACCTGAAGGTAGATTGGAACGTCCAAAAGAAATTACTGATTTGAAAATTCATATTGGTAATTGTATTTATCGAATGGGAATAGGAGGATTACATTCATCAGAAGAATGCATGTCTCTTAAATCTAGTGATGAATTTGAATTGATTGATAGAGACGTTGCTAGTTTCTATCCTCGAATTTTATTAAATCTTGGTCTGCATCCTACCCACATTGGACCAGAATTTAACACCGTTTATAATTCTATTGTTGAAAGACGACTAGCAGCCAAGAAAGCAAAGAACCTTGCAATATCCGAATGTTTAAAAATTACAATTAACGGTACATTTGGAAAAACAGGTTCACCATATTCATTTCTCTATGCACCTGAAATGACCATTCAAATTACAGTTGGTGGTCAGCTTTATTTATTAATGCTAATTGAAGCATTGGAATTAGCAGGCTTTCCCATAGCATCGGCTAATACAGACGGAATAATAATAAAATGTCCTATCGGTCAGAAAGACCGAATGGAGGAAGTCATTAAAATGTGGGAAAAGCAAACTGGATTTGAAACTGAAGAAACAAAGTATGATGCTATATATTCGCGCGACGTGAATGCATATCTTGCAATTAAACGAGACAAAGAAGGTAAAATAGAATTTAAGGGTAAGAATATTTATTATGACCCTTGGAATGGCAAAACAGCTAAAGATAAATATTGGAGATTTCAGAAAAATCCAAATGCTCAAATATGTGTAGAGGCAATTGAACAGTTGATTGCTAAAGATATACCGATTGAACAAACAATTAAAAATTCAAAAGACATTACAAGATTTGTCATTGTCAAAAATGTAAAATCTCCCGGTGCACACCAAGACGGATATTATCTTGGTAAAGTGATAAGATGGTATTGGGCAAAGAATGAATTAAAGACAATCAATTATATCGAGAGTGGAAACAAAGTGCCTGATAGTGAAGGTGGTAAACCTGTTATGGATTTACCGGAAACATTTCCAAACGATATTGATTATGATAAATATGTAAAACGAACAAATGAATTATTGTATGAAATGGCTTACTATGATAAACCAAAACAAATTAGCTTTTTCTGATACTTGACAAATAAATTAAACCGTATATAATGCTCTTGTTCAATTGAAACAGGAGAAATGAGAATGACACCACAAGAAGCAATTCAGTCAATGCTTGAAAATACACATGTTCTTTTTACAATTGAACATGGTCAAAAAATCGCAAAAGCTTTTGGTGTTGAATTGGAACCTATTGTTTATCAAGCTGATGGTGATAAAAATCCTAAAGGCTTGACTACAAATAATGGATCAAAACAAGCAAAAGGTTTTGCTTGTTTTGATCTAGCACCTATGATTTGCAATCGTCTTAATTTAAAATATGAACTAAAAATGGGGCGTGGTTTTCAAGTCAGAGCTTGTTGTGAAGCTTTGAGACTTTATAATGAATTTAATCAACCAAATTTAACCACCAGTACCTAAAGTAAAACAAAAAACCATATCTGAATAATATCCTCCCGGTGGTGGCGCGCACATATGCGATCTACCATCGGGATTATCTCTATTCATTTCTATTTTATTTGGTGCGACGTAAAGCCATTTCTTATCTTCACGCCTTTGAGCATAAAGCTTTCCATCTACATATTTAATTATAGTTGGATAGCAGTCATGCAAATTACAGCATGACAATTTAGGATCATCAGGACGCATCCAGTTTTTATAAAACTGTTCATGCAAAGGTATATCTTGCACAGGATGCTTGTGTTCCTGTGCAAGAATACTATTACCAGAAATAAGTATGATTATTACCGTTGTTAAGAGCCGCATATCTTGAACCGTTTGGATTAACAACAGTGAAACCGGCTATTGATCGCACATGGCGACGGGTCAACCCGCGACCAGAATTAGGGTCATAGGCCAGCCATTTATTACCGCCTGCATGGCTTAATAAAATAAACACATGACCGCGCCGTGCCGCAGCCATACCGGGTGCAGGACGCGCACGCGGCAAATAACGGACCCAATTATAAGCAAGGTTCCATTTCGCGCCGCGCAAGCCAACATATCTAGCAGATGCACACCCGCAATAACGAGCGGGACAACCAGCCGGACGACCACCTATGACAACACCACGACCATTATATGTACCCACATTATTTGAAATGCCGCGTGCATAAGCATAACGATAACCACGCTTCTTTTTAGCGTAGTATTTTTTCTTTTTATAATAAACCTTCTTTTTGTAGCTCTTTTTCTTCACAACATCTTTTTTAAAGTAATTACCGAAAAAAAACCTTTCGTTGAATGATTGAGCATTTGACGTATTAATATTTGTCAAACTGATGAAGGTGATTAGTGCCAATGTTAAAAAAATACGCATTGGTAAAATTCCTTTCATTTACATAGATTGTTTCAAATCTCTTATATCTTCTTCCATATGTCGAATTTTAATTTCTTGTGCAACAACTAATTTTAGTGTTTCAGCATTCGTCAACATGGTAGCTTCCATGTTTGTCAAACGCAGACTATGTATGTCAAGTTGATTTTTTATCTTATAGAATGCACCTATTCCAAATCCAATAAAACTTACAACAGTGAGAATATCACCAAGCTTTATTGTAGGATCAAAATTAAAATTCACTTTAATTCCCCAACTTACAATAATCAGCTTTTAAATTTTTACACTGACAATCATACTGAATTTCATTAGCAGCAATACGCTTTTTAACACCAGAAGATGCTGTAATATTAGCGTCACCTTTTTCTAAAATTATTTCTTGATAACGGGAACAAAAGTCACTTGTTACTGTTTTCAAGTTGCTGCAAGAGCTTATCAACATCGCTATCAGACATAGCTGTAATACTTGCCATGACTTCTTTTGCATATTGGTTATTCTTTAAAATTTGTGATGCAGTTTCAGCAATGGCTTTATTATAACCAGCATCAATCAAACGTCTTTCCTGCAATCCAGTGTATAATTTTACACCGAATTGCAGGATTGCTAATACAAATGCACCCCAAGACATTTACTTAACAACAGGTGGTTGTTCTTTAAATAGACCACCTAAGCCATCACGAAAAATATTCATAGCAAGCTTTATAATCTTATCACCTGTCAAAACAACACCAGCAACAAGTGCAGCCATTTCAGGAGATAAACCTAACATAGTCCAATCATATGTAAGTAAAGCACCAAAAATCAAACCAAGAAAATTAAGAATATTATGTATCAAATTGAAATTCATTTTAATAATCCTTTAAATGTACGCTGCTTGAAAGTGCATTGCATCGCCTTTACGCCATTTGCCGCCCCAAGTCCAACCTTCTTTTTTAAATATGTCAACCACTTTTTGAGGCATCATGTTAGATTTTGGATCATACTTGCGACCATAGTAATTAATCAAATGAGATAAATCTATTGCCGCTCCCCATGAATGAATTGATAGAGAACGACCATTACGCATTAAACGAAAAACCATAACTCCACCACATAAATCCAATTCATACTTTTGTATTTCTTGTGGGGAAAATTCTTTAGAGATTTGTTGTAAACAATTAACAAGACTATTGGCACATTTTTTATGTACTCTTAAAGCAGACCATTGTTTTTCACGTTTAACTAAAACTTTTCTTTTTTCAATAATTTTTTCCATAGGGTAGTAAAGTTGATATGGAGGAATAATTTTAATTATATTGTTATTTTCCCAATCAGGATCACAACGACCATCTTGATTACGGTCTGGATTACCATAAAACTTATTCATTTCCGACTGGTGAGGCCAATTGTTCATCTTTCTTCACCATTAATGTTTTCTTCAACAAGTAACCATTCTTTATTTTTTTCATTCCAAGAATATCTTTTTCCATCTTTCGGTTCATCAAAAGGTGGTTTCCATTTTTCATTTACTAAAATCCATGAAGGTTGTGGTTTATATGGAATTAATTTAACTCCATCATATGTTGAACCAATTCCAATATGATTTGGAGCATTTAAAATTATTGCTCCATTAATTTTATCTTTTAAACAATCTGCAACAATAATATTTACAACTAGATTAGCTATAATAATTGCACAATTCATGACTGTTCTCAATTTGTATATGTAATAACAATTAAACCATTTGCACCTGCACCGCCTGTACCAGAACCACCTGCATTATCATTGTTATTACAACCACCACCACCACCACCATAAAGACCGCCAGCACCACCATTTGAATAATTACCAGCACCTAATAATGTACTTCCACCAGCACCACCACCACCACCTGAACCATATGATGCACTAAAATTAGTACCAGCACCACCAGCACCACCTGTTTTATTAACACCAGCAGTTATGCGACCACTACCACCACCACCACCACCAGTAGATGAAGATAAAGATGTACCTGCACTACCATTATTGTCAGTAGTACCACCTGCACCACCAGTAGAACCTACTGACCCACCACTATTACCACCATCACCACCTGTACCACCAGTAGTAGTAGCTGTAGCTCCACCATTTGAACCATTTCCACCACCACCACCACCAGCACCACCGTATGCACTTGAACCAGCAGCACCACCAACTTTACCGACACCATCAGCACTTGCAGCACCACCACCAGCACCAGCATTGTTGCCAGAAGCCGAACCAGCAGACCCATTACCACCTGAATTTTTAATTGTCCCTATACCTGAACCAGACGCACCACCAGTACCACCAGCGGGTGAAACAATTCCTGTAGCACCACCTCCACCACCTTTAGCACCAACTTGAACAGCAGTACCTAATATTGTTGCACAATTAGATGTTGAATTACAAATCCAAGTGTCACCACCTGTAGCACCCCCACCAGTAGTACCAGCACCACCAGCACCAATTGCAATTCCTATTGTACCTGAAAGAGTAATATTTGTACTTTTAGAATAAGCACCACCACCACCACCGCCACCATTTAAATTTGTAGTACGATCAATACAACCACCACCAGAACCACCAGCACCAACAGTTTCAATTGTATTATTAGATGAATTGAAACAAGTGTCAACGTCCCAAGTTGTACCACTAGTTAAAAATACTTGAACTGTACCACTACAACCACCACTAGGAGTTATGACATTGATAGGTGGAATAAATATTGCTTTACTAGGAATTAAACCTAACAAACCAATTATTAAAATATAAACTAATTTTTTTATCATTGATGCGCCGCCACTCTATAACCAGACGTTCCATTGACACGCCAAATGTGAATACTAAATTTAGAAGTATTTGTAGTAGTTAAAGCATCACCTGTATTACTACCCACACTAAATCCTGAAAATGTAATTGTTCCTGCACTACCATCGTTAGTAGTTAATAATATACAAGAACCGTCATTAGCAGGTGCGGTAATTGTAAATGCACCACTATTTGTAATATATTGAAGTGGTCTAGCTCCGCAATTTACAGTAAAACTACCTGTAGTTTGTGAACGAGACGTTACAATTGCACCACCATCAATAACTTGACTTGCTATATTTAAAGTAGCAACAGTACCATTAGATGATGGAAAACCAAAACTTGTACCATCAGTACCGCTTATAGTTATAGAATTATTATAAGTAAGAGTTTTTCCAGCAGCTATTGTTAATGTACCTGTGCCAGCAGTCCAAGTATTACCATTATAAGTTTTATTCGTTAATGCTTCTGAACCAGCTAATGTAGCTAAAGTACCAGTTGTGGGTAATGTTACGTTTGTAGAACCTGTTGTAGTTAATGTTAAAGCATTGGCACCACTTGTAGTAAAATTAGCAGCAGTAGTAATATCTCCACTCATAGAAAGAGTGCGAGAAGCATCACCAGTTGTAATAACAAAATTACGGTCAGCAGTAATATTAGAACCGGGAACGATACTTAAATAATGTGAAGCATTTGTATCTTGTATTCTCAAAGCTGTATTTGGTACTTGAAAATTTCCATTAGTTGTTAATGTACCTGTAGAATGAGTTAAAGTATAGTTACCATTTCCAAAATTAATCACACCTGTACTAGATAAAAATGTACTTCCCCATGGAGTTGCACCAGTACCTAAATTACCACCTGTGCCTGTAGAAGTTAAAGTACCAGTTGTATTAGCAATATTTAAAAGACTTGAAGATGGAGCAACACCAGCACCACCACCAATGATAGCTTGATTTGCTGTTAATGCCGCACTGGAAGTAAGAGTTGTGGAGCTATTATAATATGGAAGTCCGCCACTTGTACCAGTGGCAGTTAATGTCAATGTTCCAGCACCAGTAACAGGTGAACCGGAAACAGTAAATATAGCCGGTGCAGCTAATGCAACACTAGTTACCGTTCCAGCACCAGCCGGAGTATCCCAAGTACCATCACCACGCCAATATGTTGCAGCACTAGCACCAGTGCCACCATTTAAATTAGTTACTGGTAAATTACCTGTAACATCAGCAGCTAAATTTACTTGTGAACAAGTTGGTGGTGTTCCACCATGAACAACTGTTGTAGATGATGCACAAGCAAATGTAGATGGTCCTGCACCAGCACCACCACCAATCATTATTTGATTAACAGATAAAGTAGATGTAGAAGTAAGAGTTGTAGAACTATTGAAATAAGGAATACCACCACTTGTACCAGTAGCAGTAAGAGTAATATCACCACTAGTAGTTATAGGAGAACCACTGACTGTAAATATAGAAGGTGCTATCAATCCAACACTAGTTACTGTACCAGAACCAGAACCAGAAGTATTTATAACATTTCCTGTACATAATAAACCAGCACCACAAGTAATAACACCTGTCATACCTTGAATAGAAAGAACACCAGTAGCTTCAGCAGAATTTGTATCAGGTGTAACTTTAATTATATAATTTGAAGTAATTGTAGGTTGAACTATAGAAAAAGCTTCCGTAGAACCTGTGTTATTAGTTTCCGTAATTCCTGTACTTGCTGTTAAAGCAGCATCAGTAGCAGTTAAACCGCCAGCACTATCATTTACATAAGCATTTACACCAACACCCGGACCGGCTGTTGCCGATGTTCTATATTGAACATCATGATTATGACCGGGATCAGTGATACTATGTTTATGTGAAGCCAATTGTGCTTCTGTCAAAGTGTGGCTTTGTGATCCACCAGTAGCGCCAATAGCATTTGCATTAGCAAAATAAGTTGTGGTCAATCGTGATGCAGCAGTACCACCCATATTATCACGACCAGCAATTAATCTACCTCTTAAATCAGGTAAATTAAATGTAGTAGTGCCGTTACCACCACCCCAAGGTAATATAGTTATAGTTAAACTAGTTGTAATATTAGCATTAGAGCTAACTACTAATGTTGAAGAAGTTTTAGAAATAACTGTAGCACCTGGTAATAAACAAGATGCTTCAACTGGTGCACCAATTGGAATTTGTGAAGTATCAGCAATACCTGTTAATGTTGGACTACCATTAGAACAAAATGCAGCTTGTGAAGATGTAATTGCTGTAAATAAAGTATCATATGTAGAACGAGAAATTTCCTGACCATACGCAAATAAATATTGGTTAGGAGCAACTAAACCCGCCCAAGGTTTAATTGTGCCCACAAGATCACCGTCACCTGTAGATACTGTACCGCCTCCACCAGAACCAGTTGAATTAGTTAATTGGTCCCAAATTAAATTATTATTGCGATCACGCACAACTTGGCGATATTGACCATCACCATAAATAATTGCTCTACCAGCAGCATCTAAAATAACTGGATTAGTATTAGCAACAGATTGGTCTGCATCCTGCCAAGTTGTTTTTAAAGTATCTGTATTAGGTACATAAAAATAAACTTTTCCTGAAGATAAAGGCTTGCCATTATTGTCAAGAAATGTTTGCTTCGCATTTGGAAGCAATGCTGCATCTTGCGCCGATACAGCCGCGCCATAAGACATACAAATTAAAATAACAAAGGTAGAACGAATGAATTTATCTATAGTCATATTTTGGACCTTATGGGCTTCAGCAGCAATATATTTTAATCAATACATAAACTGGAAATTAATAATAATAGTTTGTATTATAACTTTTATAATTAATTTTATAAAAGCTATTCTTCTTTTGGAGTAATTACTACTCTCAAAGGATTAGAAGGTTTAGCTAAAACAGCAGAATGTGGAGCAACAATATCTGCTAATTTATCAGCAGATGTATATGTCTCACCTTTGCTTTGTCTTAAAATAGCATTCTTTAAAGTTTTACCTGTAATAGCTTCTCTAATTCCTCGATTAGCAGCTAAACCTAATCCACCTAAACCTAAATCAATATAAGTAGCACCCTTTAATGCTGCACCAGCACCAGCAGCCGCAGCAGTCATTGGATTTTGAATACCACTAGCTATTGTATTTAAAATACCTATTCCTAATGGAGAACCACTGTCAGATGGAGTTGGAAAAAATTGACGACCTATATCGGCAATATCTCCTAAATCACCAGCACCTAATTTTCCTCCCGGTGCTTTTTGAACAGCAGCCATTAATTTTAATGGGCTAATTGTTCCATCAGGACTACCTTCAACTAATTTTTCAATTGTTTTAATTGCTTTATATTTAGCATTAGTTTGCTTTAATAAACTTTGCATATCTTGTGGTGCAGAACGATTAAAAGCAGCGTCCATTGCATTGCGTAAATCTTTAACAGAATTACCTAAGTTATCACCACGTTTAATAATACGGTTCATACTTTCTTTGGTGCGTCGCATAGCTTGCCATGCTTCACCAGTCATTTGACCGTTTTGAAATTTATCAATAATATAAACTAATTGTTTTTTAAATTGTTCAAATTCATCTTTATTTAAAGTATCTTTAGCTGTAGAAAATGCATTTCTAATATCATTAAATAATCCTGTATCTGCTCGCACATTTGTATTTGCAGCTACAGTATCATAATCAACACCTAAATCTGTTTTACTTTGTCTTAATAATTGTGGGGATAATTCATCAGTATCTTTTCCGAATGTTCTAGAAATAGCTCTAGCAACTTGGGATAATTGTTTTTCATCTAATTTTTGTTGACCGGAAAATGGAAGCCAACCTGTAACTTGATCTAATTTTTTAAAAAACTTACTACCAGAAATTTGTGAAGGTTTTAAATCAATACCTAATGCTTCAGCACGTTTTGCTAAATCAGCAACACGTTCTGAAACACCACCAACTAATTTTTGACCAAGTTTAGTAGCACCAGCACCAGCAGCAGTAACTAAAGGACCACCTATAGCACCAGTAATAACACCTTCTTTAATATTTTCTCCTAATGATTTTTCATTAGAACCTGAAGTAGCAGTACCGTAAACAGCACCACCTACACCACCAGTACCAACAGCAGCACTAAGACGATTAATTAAAGGTGCTGCTACTTTTTCACCTGTAGCTAAAATAGTAGGAGTAGCTTTTGCAGCAATATTTATACCTTGAATAACTCTAGCTGGCATTAAAGGTGCTGTAGCCAATACTTGACCACCAACACGACCTATATTAGCTGCTAAATCTTCTCCATATTTTTCATCATATTCTTTTTGTTCTTTACTTATTCTTTCTTTAAATTTTTGTTCACGTTGAGAACCACCAGTACTACCATTTAAAAATTCATCAATTTTTTTATCTAAAAATCCAATACCACTAGCACCTGTATCTATAACGTCCATAACACCACGAACTAAACCTTTACCGAGTTTAGGTGTTACATTTGTATCAGGTTTATTTTTTACTTCCTCTTGTGCTTGTGTCGCTAATTGAGAAAGAAAATCATTATTAGAAATAGGTTTATTATTCGTTTGTTCTGGTGAACTAACGACATTATTATTTTTAGAAGCTTCTTTAGCTAATTCAGCTAAAAAATCAGACATTACATTAATCCAGCATCACGAGCTATATCTACAGAATTATTAAATTTTTCTCTAGCTTTACCTTTTAAACTTTTATCTAATTTAATAATAGCATCAGGACGCATAAATTGTAATCCAAATACTCTAAGATCAATGTCATTATCCCATTTTGCCGCCCATTTAGCATACTGACTATCAGGAAGATTTTGTTTTTCCCACATTTTAGTTTTTGCTAAATCGAGAGAACGCAGAGCATAAATGGAAGCTAAAACATCTTGTGTAGCAGCATTAGACATTTTGACATTAGGATTGCCTGCAAAAGATGCTGCTAATTGATCGTTTGTAGATGTGTTTCCTGTTGTTTTAGCAATTTGAACTAAATATTTTTGAAGTTTGTCAAAATCATTAATGTTTTTAAATTCAGGATCATTTTCTTGAACACCCGGTAAATTTGTAAGAATAAATGATTTTAAATAATTTACAGTCTCACTACCGGGACCAGAACCCTTAGTACCTAAATTTTTAGCAGCAGATAAAGCTTCAGTTACCGGAAACATATCTTGTGCAAAAGTAGATGCGCGTTGACGTGCCGCCGCTAATGCTTGTCCAGATTGTTGACCAGTAGCAACTTCAGCTTCAACTTCACCCGGTGCACGTTTTATTAAACCAAAACGATCATTAAATGAAGATGGAGGATATATACCTTTTTCAACACCTTCTCTATCACCCACAATTTTATTGGTAGATTGAATTTCAGGACGTGGTTTTGGTAATGGAGTATCTACAACATTATTTAATTTATTTGTAGGTCTATATTGACCGGGAACACCACCCGGTACTTGTTCTGCACCTTCAGGTATGACAGGAATAATAGGACCAACACGCCTAACCTGATTAGTTTTAGGATCAGTATATTCTGTTCCAATTTCAGGTTGTCTTTGAATTGGATCACCAGTTGGACGCATACCAAAACGAGGGGAAGTAGCAATAGGTGTATCAGTTTGACCACCTTGCATTATACCTTGTTGACCATACTGAAAATTAATTGCTTCCTGATTTGTCATCATTCGTGCTGCAATCATATCTCTATATTGACGTGCAGCAGCAGCATCCTTAACAGGATCACCTGTAGATGGAGGCATATTAGTAACAAATTCAGCAAATAATTTTGGGTTAACTCGTTTTAATCTTACCTGTTCCTGTCCCCATTTCTTCATATCATCTAAAGTAGCTTCAGGTGGTAAAGCATTTAAAGTTTGAATTAAATTTCCATAGTTTTGATTAACTAAATCAAGTTTAGATTTTTCAATGGCAATAGCATTGCTTTCAAGCGTTTGATACTGTTGAACTTGATCCAACAGAGATTTAGAAGGTCTTGGTTTTGGATAAGAGCTAGTATTAACTTCAGCCATGATTTAATCTTTCAAATATTTCGTGGCATTAAATCAACTGAATTTCTCCAATCACCACTTAATGTTCTTCTTAAAATTTCTCTAGGTTGCATATCCAAAACAGTATCATCACCATACATACCCTTATAAGCTGCATAGCCACCAATACTATTAGCAGTATCAGCAACAGCACCAGCCATTGCATTATAACCAGCAGCAGCAGCGTTACCACCACCTATAATAGCATTCGCGGCACCAGTAGCAGCAGATTGACCAGCAGAACCAGTAGCACCAGCAGCTTGTTGACCAGTATCTACTAATCCTTTTAAACGATTGTATGCATTAGTACGGTTAGTATTTTCTAATGCAAATTGATCTTTATATGTTGTTAAATTTAAATCTTTATTAAATTCAATTGCACCACGCAATGCTGCACCAGAAACACCAAGACCACGTTTAGCAGCAGCGTTTTGAACAGCCTTTTCACCAAGTCTCTTTTGAATTTTATAACCGGGAGTGGCTTCAATAGCTTCCTGTGTAAATTCAATTGGAGAAGTTAAGAACGGCATTCTTTCATCTAATTCTTTAGAATACTTTGTTCCTAATTCTCTATATGGTGCAAGGTCCGCTCTAGTACGTTCATACATTTGCATTTGTGTATCTTGTGCCCTAGCAGCCGCATCACGTTGAGCATCAGCAGCTTTCTTGGCACCATATGCTGTTGCAGCACCACCAACTACAGCAGCACCTAAAATTGCTACACCAGCTTTAGGTACATTATTTAATAAGCAGCGTTGCCATAAAAACATTTTTATAACCAACAAATGTAATGAGCATCAAAAGGTTCAAAATCATGTCGTTCTAATAATCGCTTCATGTGGGTAGAACGAGCAAACTTGAAATTGCAATCAAATGCAGAACATTCACGCATCTTAGCAATTTCTTTAGCTTTTTCAATTAATAAATCTGCACCAGTCCTATTATCTAACATTCGACCGCGAAAAGGACGATGGACATAAATTAGGTCAGTAGTTAATTGAGTACAGCGTTTATAATGTAATGACCTATTGACCACACCGTTGAAATAACCAACCAAATAACCATTAAAACGCAAAGCCAAAAACACCAAAGCATTATTATTTTCAAATTCTTCATACCGTTCCCAATCAGGGTCTAATGGTATATTTTGTTTAAAATGCCTTGATACTTCTTTATAATGAAATTCAAAAAGTATCTCCAAATGTGGTCTATTCTTAATAAAACTTTCTTGTTTTATTTCAAACATACCCACATTAATCCGGTAAAAATTGTAATGTTGGTTCTACAGAATAAGTAACTGTGACCATATCGTTAATGCGAATTGGAATTATAGTTTGTCCTGTTAAATCAATATCAACAGTACCACGAGTAAGAATTATATCTGATATGGTTCCACCAATTATAATTAAAGTACCGTGACCATTAGGAGTAATTGAAAAAGGTGAACCTGTTAAAGTTATAGGTAAAACATGGGGTGGTGCTTGAACAAACTGTTGTAAAAAACTATTCCAAGGCCAAACTATAAATGCTTCACCTTTTAATGGTTTACCATTGACGATAACTGTAACCTTTGCCAATGGAGAATTAATATTAGGTAAAGGTGTTGTCATGACCAATGTGGGGTACTGTCAACCCATGCACCGTTAAGAGCCGTTTTCATATTTGCGGACCATTCTAACTTAAAAACACGGTCCCTAGCCATTCCCAACCTATTCCAAGACGGTTGAGCTAAATATTCACCTTGACGACCTAATGTTTGCGGAACCTTATTACCAAATGTAACACCACGATTGTCAGACCAACTTAAATTAACAACTGGATCAGGGTCATCTTCACTAGTTTGAACACTAGTACCACATTCCATATCAGCAATAAATTGATCGTATGTAATTCTATGACCTTCTTCCAACATATGCATAAAGGTGCGAACACGAGTTATAGGACCGTCACCATCAGTATATAAATCAGCATCTAATTCTAATATTTTACCACTTTCCCAATCACCAATTAAATTTTTACCATAAGCAAACATACAACAATTAATTCTATGTCTATTTAAATCACCTGTGTCTGGATCAGTCCAAGCCCATTCTGTCCAAGTTTGTGTTTTTAAATCATACAACCAAGTTTTGTTAGCAGTTGGAAAAATCAAACAATAAAATGCATGACTTTCAATTTGGAAGCAGCAGCCTATTGCATCATCTACACGTTCATAGTTAGAAAATAAACTTGTCAATCTAGGAGTGGAAATTTCTTTAACTTCATATCCACCACCTTGAACAACAATACATTTACCTTGTTTATCCTGCATCAACCAGAATAAAAGAATGTCTTGATAGGCTAATGAATATTCAGCAGCACAACCATGATCTATGTATGCACCTTGCTGTTGCTGGAAATAAAAATCAGCAGCACCCGTACCAATCCAAATTTCAGCAGTTAATTCACCAATTAACCAAAGCTCTTTGTGAACAGCAGCCAAAGCGACAATAGGATCAGCAGAGCCACTTTTTGCAGCAATGTCCAATGGATCAAACGCGGTTTGCATTTCATCAACAGTAAATGTAAATCCTGCACCCGTACCTCCTATATCAGCAGCATTAGCTGATAACACGTCACCTACAGTATAGTTTTGACCACCTTCAAATATACTGACAACTGTAACTGTTCCACCACCACCAACAGTTATATCAGCAGTAGCATCTTCACCAGTACCACCAGTTAAAGGAACATCAGTATATGTACCGGGAGTGTAACCAGCACCAGCATTTGAAATAGTACCATCTACAATGCCGCTATTACTAAGCATTGCAAAATTGACCATAGAACCAGTTATATAAAATTGATTTGTTTCCGGTCTATTAAATATAAAGAACGTATCTAAAAATGTATTATAACTGGCACCATAAAAATTAGGATCAAGTATTTGTGCAAAGTCATTAGTTAACATATCGACTACATAACCATTAACACCATCGGTTAAAACAGTTACTAGTCCATTGTCAGACATTATTACTTGTGATGGTCTATCTGCAACAAATCCTATCAAAACTAAAGTTTGAATATCAGTTAAAAAATAAAAATTAGAACCTATTACAACATATCCAGTACCAATACTTGTCCTATATGCGGCTCTAGTTGGAAGCTCTAATAAAGAATTTACATATGTTGACCAACCGGGAGTAGGATAATAGGTAACTCTAACTGGTGCTTGCGGATCACCCGCATTGTTTTCAGCATACAAATTTATTGCTTCCTGACCAGAAGCAATAACACTTTTTCCAGTATAAGGTTTACCTAAAAGCTCTACACGCATTAATTAATATTACCACCATCAGGATTGTAAATATTAAACCCTTGTGGTCCTCTTAAAGCTGGAGGCATAAATAATGTGGGTATTTGAGTGTTAGCCTTTTTAATTGTATTTAAACCAACTTTAGCTATAGCAACAGTAGTAGGATTTGTTGGTTTATTATAACCAGCACACAATCTTATGACCAAATTACTGTGTATAGCTTCTTCATATTCTCCCGGCATATTAAATACACTGTCAAGACTACCTGTTGTATTAGTGATATTAAACGTGAAGCCTGTACCAGTACCACCAACATCAGCAGCATCAACAGATAAGTTATCATTAATATTATAACCATTCCCCCCGTCAACAATCGTAACATCGGTAACTTCTCCACCAGCAATTGTTATAGTTGCTGTAGCACCCGAAGCACCTTCACTACCACCTGTTAAATCAACAGCATCATATGTTCCGTTTGTATAAGCAGAACCAGCATCAGTTATTTCACCTTCAGCAATAGCTGTATTAAACCCAATTGGTAATTGAGTTACTAAATTTATTGTATATGCTGAAGATGGAATAGGCCATACATAAACATTTCCATATGGAAAAGCATTGTCATAGAAAAATGCTTGAGGCCAAGTATTTAATTGTTTTAATGCTAATCTAGAATAATCTTCATATGACCAAATTCTAACTAAATTAAAACTTACTTGGTTCTGATTACCCACATTATTTTGTGTGAACCAAGCTGCTTTAATTTCACTTGGACGAATAGCATTGTAGTATTGACCGGGACCAATTTTATTTGATCTTTCATTATTACCCGGCATTGAAATATGAGTAAGACCGGGTACTAACCATCGTCTCTTTTGCCATTGTAAAAGCATACGAGACAAATAAGTAAACCCATCATTTATATCTTCAGCTAATGGTGTTTGACCAACACCAGTAACACCAGCTTCTTTAAGAGCTAAAGTTATAAAATCACGGGCAGTAGTCATTAAGACCAACCATTTTCTTTCTTAACTTCAGGCTCTTTTTCTTTTTCTTTTGGCTTAACTTTAATCTCCAAACCCTTTTCCATCATTTCATGTTCAACATTAAAAACTCTAACACGTTGACCATCTTTATTAGTAATCAGTCTTGGATAGATTGGTAAACCATATTCATTTTTTGTTTGTTTATCTATTTTGTGTTCCATTTAAATTTCCTTTCATACAAATAAACCATAGGGGATTGCTCCCCTATGGTCTTATAGGCACCGTTATAGTTATATCTTATCTGCTATCGAACAAACCCATTGTGGTCTAACAGTGAGAGAACCAAACAATAAGTCAGTACGAGTAACCAATTGGTCAGTAGCAGGTAAGTAGTCAGTTAACACGCGCATAGAGATACCATCGTAGTTTGCGCGTGCAGCTTCTTCAACAGCCTTTCGCGGAATAACAAGGTCCGCTGTAGCCATTGTAATAGCCTTTTGAGCATATGCCAAAGAACGGCGATATGTTTCACCAGACTGTGTAACCAACTTAACTTGGGCACCATCATCAGGTGAAGAAACAACAGTCTGATACTGATTATCAGTACCATCAGCATTACCGGGAATTAAGCCGGGGAAAAGTGGAATGGTAGTAGCACCTGTTGCAACATCAGCAGTCACAACAAACTGGCGCAACTCACCAAGATTTTCCTTTGTAACATAGTTAACAGCATTAACACCTTCAATTGTAACAACATCACCTTGCTTCAATGTACCAGTAATTGCCGCAACAGTGATGTTACCACCCGATGGTGTAGTTTCTTGGTCAGCACCATTGATAGTACCACCAGCACTAAATGTACCAGTTGTATGCTTCACAACAGTTTGGTCACGGAACCACTTTTCGTAACCAAGACCATTCTTCATCATACCAGAAGTATATTGTGCAGAAATGGTAGTAGCTGGATTGAGCAAGCCTTGTAAGGAAGTAGTAGTACGAGCATCAGTAATAGGATCATTAACAACGCGACGTTGCATTGAAGGTTCAGAATTGTTATCTAAGATAGCATTAGCTAACAAGAATGTTTCAGAAGTTGGAGAAATAATAGCTCCATCAGCAGAAACAGCATTCAAAGCTGGATTACCATTCTTGTTAGAAATAAAGTTAGCTGCATTCTTTGCAGCCTTTGTCATAACACGTTGGGCACCTTTACCAGCAATGTTATTGATAATTGGAGCCATAACACGCTCCGAATAATCATCAATATCAAGAGTACGTTCAGCAGAAGTGAACGGCACACCAATTGTTAAATATGTATCAATTGTAAGTGTTGTGTACTGTTCATTGGTATTTTGCATCTGAAGGGCCGGACCTTCAGAGACAACATAATCGTTTGGCAAGCGAATGCGTAAAGAGCTACCAATCTTTGCACCGTCAATAGCAAATGCGCTATCATACTGTGTATCAATATTTTGAATAAAAAGATTGGAGTTTTTAAATAAACGCACAGCTTCGCGCGTAATCATATCAATGGTAAGTAATTGATTAGCCATATGGTTAATACCTATAAAAAAGATGCAATAATTAGGTTATGAAATAGGTGAAACCGTTGCTGAAGCGGCAAATACAGCTTTCAAAGCGTTTATAGTCCGCTAGACGACTTTAAACTTACGGAGCCTATTATGTACCGGGCTAAGGCGGCGAATACCATATTTAGTACATAGAAACTTTTAGATTGCAATAGGGTTTTAAAAATAATTCGGCCCCGGTTATTAGCCGGGGCCGATTAAAAGCTTTCTACAGGACCAACTATAGGTAAATTCTCATTGTTTTTCATCCCTAACAAAATCACCTACCTTTCTATCTAACACCACGTTTTCTAGCTATTTGTTCTTCTCTTTTTCTTACAAACTCTTTCATATCTTCTTTACCAGTTATAGTAATTACTCCATTTTCAGAACCACTACCTTGTTTAACTGGTTTAATTGGATCAGGAACCTTGGATATTTCTTTGACTGCTTTCTTAGGTTTTAATTGTTCGGAAATTTCAGTGAGTTTTGTAGCCATTCTACCGGGCTTCATAACTCGTATCTTTTCATATTCTTCTGGATTGTCACAAAGATAATTAAGAACAGCACCACCTGTTTTAATATCATCTAATATGTCAATCATAACCGGAGGAATTTTACCGTAATCTTCTCCTAGCTCTACAACCTTACTTGTAAAATTCTTGTCAATCTTTTCAGCTTCTTCAGCCAAACGATTACAAGCATTATCAAATTCTCTTTGAGCAACTATGGCTTCAGCTTCTTTTGCAGCACGAGTTTTAACATCTTCTTCAGTTAATGTACTCGCACCATCTTCTTCAATCTTTTTTAATTTAGATTGAATTTCAACCAACTGTTCTTTTAATTCTTTTTCAGAACTAGATTTAGTACTAATTCGACGCTTTAAGCGTTCAATTGTTTTCTTTAATTTTTCAGGATCATCTTCTTCTTTAACTTCATCTTCTTCATTATCTTCTTCAGATTTTTTATTATCTTCTTCTTTAATTTCTTCCTCAACTTTTTCTTCAGTTTCTTCTTCATTGTTTTCTTCAGTCTCATTTTCATTATCTTCTTCATCGGTAATTTTATTTTCCGATGCTGTAACTTCAATCTTTTCACGCTCTAATTGTGCTGGTGTTTTCTTATCTTCTTCAGCCATTTTCTCTTTCCTTTATTTCAGTTTCTATATTTTGTTTTAACTCTAACAACGCTGGATTAACATTAGGTGGTGGTTGATTTTTAAATTTTTGTTTGTAACGATGATCTTTTTTAGCTTCAGCTATTCTCTCATTCCATTTTTCAATAGAAGAATTTATAGCTGAAAGACCAGCTTTCAATTCATCTAATGTTTTTTCTTTGTAGTCTTTTAAATGATAAAACATTATTTCACTTTTTGTAAAGCTTTAATTTGGTCATTAGCACATTTCTTAGCATACTTCATACGTTCACGGTCTGCTTTAATTTCAGCAGCACGTTGTAATGTTCTCAAATCATCTTCAGCCTGCCATTTACGTTCACGATCTTTATAATCTTTATCAAGCTTAGGAGTATTAGCAGCCTCACTAACAATCTTGACCGGAACAGGCTTTGTAACAACAGCCGATAATTTATTTTTCATAGCCTTTCTTTCTGATTTTAAATGATGTGACATATCAATGTGCCTTTGGCTTGTCCAATAAATGGGGTAAATTCTTTTCAATAAAATCATCAGGTAAATTGAAATTGAGTGGTTTATCTGCTTCTGTGTTCGATGGAAACAAAGACCTTGCTTCAGGATCATTAACACGTCGCATCAATTCATCATAAATCATCATCTTTTGATCTTGTGGGGTATTCGGATTATTTAATATTTCAAAACAATGTTTAACTGCATATGGAATAAATTTTTCCAAATTCTTCTTAGCAAATCGTCTTGGATTTTTACCATACTTGTCATCTTTTAATCCAGATGATAATGCAGCTTCAAACCAGACTGCCGCAAGCTCACCAGCAATTTTTTCAATCATACCCTGTGAAGGTGTATATAATTCTGACTTGTATGGTTTTAATTTTAATTTGCTCATTTTATTTCTTCTTCAAATTCAGGTTCAAAATCTATAGGTGTGAGTGTTGGTGTTTGAGAGAAAAGAGGAAAACCTTTGCCCACAATAGATTGACGCATTGAAGGTGGAATGTCTATGTAAAAGATTGATTCACCTTTTAATTCTTTTTCTTTGCGTCTTAATGTATCTTCAACCATTTGTTCATGTATTTGATCTAAAGCTTTATTTATTTCATCCCAATCTTTTTTAACTATTTCATATTCAACATTATTTAATTCACGGTTACGATCATCTATTAAAGGTTGAAGCCTGCGACGTGCTTCAACCATTTCATCCCAATCTTTTTTATGTTCTTTAGTTGCTATTTCATCAGGTTTGGTATTTTCAAATTCTTTCCATAATTTTTCAATTTGTTTTTCATTAACAGGTAAGTTGTCTTTTTTTACCTTTACTCCAAACTCTTTAGCAATCTTCTCAACTGACTTAGGAATTATTTGGTCATAAAAACCTTTCATTCCTTCACCACCAATTTTTAAATCTTTATCTCTAACATCAACCCAACCTTCTTTATTGGGTTTACCTTCTGTAATTTTTTTAGCAACTTCTTTACCAACTAAATTTTCTAATTCTTCAACAGTTACAGATTTTTGACCATTATAACTAAAACCATTTTGATCGCTAAATAAAGGTCTACCATCTTTACCTTCTAAATAAATATTATATTTACCATTAGGTTCTTTCATACCAGATAACAAATTAATCTGTTTACTTAAATCATATCTAGCAGCCTGTGCCTCCCCCGGTGTCCAAGACAATCTTTCATAACCATTTTCAGCAGCTTCACGAATAGCTCGTTTTAAAGCTAATTCATGCCAAGTTTTCTTGAATGGTGCGTCTGGTACACCTTCTTTAGAACGTAATGTAATAGCCTCTTGTCTAACAACATCTTCAGGTCTATTACCACCATGACGACTAATCATATTACCTTGTTTATCAAAACTTTCCCAATAACCCGGATAATTTCTAGGATCAGCACCTTCAGGTGGATTACCTTTAATAAATTTTACTTCTATATCTTCAGGTTTTAATTTAGACTTATAACCCTTATCCCTCCCTTGCTGATGCCAGTCACTTTGTATTTCTTCCAAGTGTAATGACTTTTTACCATCAATGGTACGATCATTCATTCTCAAATGAGCAATAGGATTAGGTTCATCCCAATGACGGGAAGTATATTGATTAGGTTTATCATTACTAACTTGTTGAATTAAAGGTAATCTTTCTTTTAAAAGTTTATTTTTTTCTTTAGCTAATTCTAATAATTTAGCACTAATTTCTGGTGTATCTTTTTCTTTAGATAAATTATCAAATTCATTTTGAATTTGTTTAATTCTATTAGATATTTCTTTAATTTTAATTTCTTCATTTGATAATTTTTCCGGTAACGTCAACAATAACTCTCTATAATTTTCACCACCCGGTAATTGCAATCTTGAATATTTAGTTTCTTTAATACTTTTACTAACCCATTCATCACGGTTTTGTATCCATTCTTCATATTCAGGATTAAGTCTAGAATTAAATCCTGTCAAAGTTTTTACTAATTTACTTGTTTCTGGTTTTGGATTTAATTTTTCATATTCTTCTCTTAACCTTTTAATATCTTTTTCACCACCCTTCCAAACTTCCTTCAACTCAACTTTATTATCCTTTAAATAATTTTGTATTTCTTGTTTGGTCACAGATGGTTTGTCTTTAAGAAATTCTTTCAATCCAATCCAATCTAATTCTTCACCCTTAACACCTTTCTGATTAGAAAGTGTCGCAATCCATTGTTCACCAGAAGCTTTATTCTGGTTTAAATTATCTACTGCTTTCTCAACAGCAGAATAAAATACTGGTGCGGGTCTAAAATTAATAACAGGTACTTCTTTAATACCTAATTCTTTAGCTGCAATAGCTCTATGGCGACCATCTTCTTTACCACCAACTTGAAGATTAAGAGGATCAAGAGTTTTACCAGAAAGAATATGCTGTTTTAATTCATCAATATTTTCTCTTGAACTTTCATCAATTTTTAATGGTCTTGATTTATTTAAAAATTCATCAGGTGTCATAGTTTCCATACGACCACCTTGCTCTTTATATTGTCTTTGTCCCCACCAATCATCATGTTTAGCTAATGGATATTTCATTTCTCTAATTCCCGCACTAGCCTGACTAGCTAACTTTCCTTCACCACCACTTTCACCAAACATTGTTGTAGTCAGTGTACCATATTTAGCGTCACGAGGATCAAGCAACCCTTCTTTCACGGCATAATCCAAAGCATCTTCACGAGAAAGAAAATGACCTTTGTGATTAATAAAACCAAAATTAAAATTACTTATGTCCTCACCAGACATAGCTTGACGCTGAAATTCAGCCTGTAATTCTGTGGGTAAAGCATCTAAGTGCTGTTGACCTTCTTTAGCTTTATAAATTTTTCCCTGATATTTTAAAGCAGGACGCAAGACCGGACCAGCACCGAGAACAGCACCACCACTACCAGCAACGCCGCCCATCGTATTCCAAACGTCAAGCATTGCAGGCATCGCACCTTCAACACCACCACCTTTCTTTTTAGCTAAAGGAATAATGTTAGGACGGCGTTGAACACTTAAAGGATTACCTTGCTTGTCAGTCCATTCACCAGCATCATTAACACCAACTGCACCTTCAGGCACATATTGATTTTCAACAGCAGTCATATAACTTTCAATACCAGCACGACCAGCATCGCGTGCGCCAGCCATAAAGCTTTTACCAAAATCAGCAAATAATTCTTTAGCTCGCAATTTAGCTTGCGGTGCCGGTAAAGCTTCAGTCATACCCACATTAAAAGGGTCATGATCTATAGGTGTAAGTTTTGGCATTTATTATTCCGCGTCAACTCTAAACCAACCGTTGTCTTGCTGGATATACCAATTTCTGTCTTTGGCTTTTCTAGCACCTTCCATTGGTGGTTCATCATCATTCATTTCTAAAGTTTCACCAGCTACCGGGCTATTACCTTCTTCATCAAATTCATTTACTGTACCACCTTCCTGTGGTCCCGGTCCTATTTCGTCTGTATCACTAGGTTCACCATTGCGTAACATACCCTTTAATAATTGTTTCACAACAGGTTGAATTTGCTCAACAGAAATACCGGGACCAGAATTACCTAAAGCAACAAGGCGTTTTGTTTCAGCTTCATAATCGGCTCTAGCTTCTCGTGCCGCTGCTTCTCTAAATCGTAAATCAATTTCTTGTTCACGAATATCTAATTCACGATCTTTTTCAGCAAGCTTTTGAGACTGTTCACTGATAACAGCCAATTGCTGTTCAAGTTTAGCAGCAGCTTCAGCCATTGCTTGTTCTGCCGCAGGATCAGGTGCATCACCTGTAATATTAGGTGGAATAATCTTTCTCCACCTTTCAGCAAGAACCTGTGCTTCAGGGAAGTCCGCAACCTTCCAAAGAATGTCACCAGCAATATTCATAAACTGTTCATTTTCTTTTGCGATTTGCGTAAGAGCATTAAATGCCTCTTGGCGACGTGTTGCAAAAGAAGGTCCGACTTCAGATTGTACATCATACAATCCAACTTTCGGATTAAAGATCATCTGAATAATTTGCTGTTGTTTATCAATAGCAATTTTTTCAGGATCAGGTGGTAATCTTTGTGCTGCAACTTCAGCAGTTGGATCAACAGTAACTTCCATTATTGATCCATCAGTTGCAGAAATTCTCATTACTCTTTTAGTGTCATAAATCTTTGGAATTAAATCTATTAAAATTTTACCTGTAAAACGAATGGCTTTAGCTTGATTATCAATAAAGTGATATGTTGCACGATCACCTTGACGTTGACGTGCATTGATAGCTACACCTGATTTAGCATTCTCGTTGTCCCCCATTTGAGCCTGATATTGACCACTAGCCATCATCATTTCATTTTGTGCAATTTCCATTTGTCGCACATATGCTGGCGATGCTTGTGGTGCAGCAGGACGTGTAGGAGCGTCTATTTTATTTCCATCTTCATCAACTGCATTGTAAGGCATATAAGCATGATTAATAGTATTTGCAGTTTTATAATATTCTTCAAAACCTTCTATTGCTTGCGTTGAAGCAATCCAAGGTGCCTTAGTCTGTAAAGCACCATATTCGACGTTTGCACTTGTATTATAATTATACATTTGTTGAGCATTGATTAATGCTCTTGTGTGTCCCTTGCGATCAAGTATTCCGTCAATAATTGTCTCAACACCAACCGATCGCACGATTGGAATATATTTACCAACCCAATTTTTAGTTTCAATTATTTTATTACCAGCAATTTTGTACCACATAATGTCATCAGTAAGAACCTCACGTTCCCTGACCAAAAATTCTTCTGGTACTTCAGCTTTGACCTTCTTCAATCTTTTATTTAAATCTTTTAATTCATCATAAATTTGTTTTTCTTCTTCAGACAATTCACTAACAAATTTAATTATTTGTGTACCAGCTAACTCACCATACTTTTCATTAGTAGGAACAATGAAAGCAACTAAAGTTTCTTCATTTTGAGTTTTTTTAAAATATTCAGCAATACGAATATTTTTTTTATTTAACCAACTATCAGCTAATGGAGTAAAAGATGTACTCCAACCTACTTCATCTTTATATTTTGGATACTTGTCATCAAATAAATCTTTAGCTATATCATCAAAAATAAAACCATAACGGGCATCAGAACCATCATCTTCATTAATATCAGGGTCTAAATAAACATATCTAGGGTCTTTAATTTGTTTAATATAAATCTCTTGGTCAAATGAACGATTATCAATATAATCTGTTGTAACTCTCCAATACCCTATACCAGCTTGAACCTGAAAGTTAGCAGCATGATCGTAAACACTTTCAGCATTTGAAATATATTCAATATGTCTGACAACTTCCATAAACACTTGTGCGCTTTCAAATGAAGCACTTTCACCAACCGGGCGAATATTTACACCCGGCTTATTTTGCTTCATGTCATTAATGACTTGAAGATTATGCTGTTGAGTTTTATTTATTGTTAAGCAAGGTTGTTTTGCATCATTTCTATTTTGTACAATGGCTTCATCCCATTGATACATATTATGACTGTCACCATTAGCAAATTTATAATCATAATCAAATCGAGTACGAGCTATACTTTCCCAATCTTCACAAATAACAAATCTTTTTTTAGCTTCTTCAACTAATTCTTCTTCAGTCATAATTTAAATACCCATCCATCCCGAATTGTTATTACCACGGAATGGTAAAATCTTGTGTTCAGATTTAATTGCTTTTTTAGAAGCTGTTTCAGATTTTAATGATAATGCAAATGTTTGAAATGCATCAGAACCATGCGACCAAGGCGTGTCATGGTCTGGTTCTCTACTAAACGCACCAGTATCAGGATTTACTTTATAACAATATCTACGCAAACAATTTAAACCATCAGCACAATGTTCTTCATCAAAATTAACTAATTCAAAAACAGAACGAGCCGCATTGATACCCACATATTTTTTAGATGGACGTTCTACAATTCTAACTTTATATCCAGCATCAGTTAATTGTTTTCTAGGAGTAACATTAGACAATGTTTCCGCGTCACCATCATGTGGTAAGTTATGTACTCCAAAAATATAACCTGTATCCTGAAGATACTTTATATAATGAGGCATTTTTTGGAGACTATTTTCATAATAATTAATAGCGTTAAACTCTACACCTATAGTTTGAATAAACCATATTGCAGTTTTGTCTGAATGTCCTAAATCCCAAAATGTATGTACTGGTTTACTAGGATTGTATGGTACTTTACCTATGCGATTTTCAGCAGTAGCTTTGCGAATTTCATCAGCATAGATAGCACCATCTAAAACTTTCTTTGTATGACCTTGCCAAACTTCTAAATATTCGTCCATACTTTTAAATTTGCATTGCTCCATTTCAGCACGCAAATCGTCTGGAAACCAAGGGTTATCTTGCCAATTAATTTTCTTTATTATTGAATATCGTTTTCCTGTACTGTCAAATTCAGCAGGAGGATTTAAAACAAACATTTTATAAGTTTCATCATCATCTAATTCAGGATTGAAACTTACCCATATTTCAGGACCAAGACCAAAAGGACCACCAGCACCTTCAGGATCATCAGCAGGACGACCACGAATAGTCGGACCTAATATTTTCCAACTATTTTTAGAAACATTCTTGGCTTCATCAACCCATGCAATATCAATACGGAAAAGAGATTTAATACTTTCTACATTATAGCGTAAACCAAGAAATAGAAATTCAGAACCAGTAGTTAAACAAGTTATTGTAGTTTCAGTAAAATGAAATTTGTCCTCTAAATGTAATTCTAATATTTTTTGTTTAATAACAGCATAACTACTTTCTCTAATTGTCTTTTGAAATTCACGAAAACAAGCTATGCGAAGTTTTCTTTGTAAAGCAAATATAATTAAAGCGATAGCAATTCCTTCAGTCTTGCCACCACCACGACCACCATATAAAACTTTATAACGTGATGCTTCTTTTAACAAAAAATCTAAAGCATCAATAAATTTGACTTGTAATTCCATTTAAAATTGTGCGTATGAAATACTACCTTGAATATTTATACTTCCACCTGAAGTTAAACAAAGATTATTACCATTTGGAATACTGAAAACCGGACCTAAACCATTTCCTTTACTTATAACTGTAGATGTTCCAAATGTATAAGTACCTGTTAAACTCGTTGTACCTGTTCCACAAGTATCACCAGTACCATACACAAATAAAAGAGTACCAGCAGCACTACTAATTCCATCCCATGCTGTAATGTAAATTGATTGACCGGAAACACCAGTAATCATTTTAGTAGTGGTTGCACTACTGATAGCAATAGGAACACTTTTAAAACCAGCAGGTGCTTGAATACAATTAGAACCTGTTGTAGTATAACAAAGCTGTTGTGTTGACTGCGCTTGTGCAAACGTACTAAATAACAACAAATTAAATATTAAAAATAACTTTTTCATTGTTCACCTAAAAGATTCCCGGCTTTTTACAGCCGGGATAGTTGGGAGGAACATATTAAGCTGAAAGAACACGTCTCCAATCAGCAACCTTTGTAACAGGGTCATAGCTCATAACACGGTAAATACCACTTAAACCATTACCATGTGCAACACCTGTACCAGTAGCAACACCATTAATAGTGTCACTATTAGCACCAAAAACTTGCATAGAATTTGCACCAGCATTAGACAAAAATACTTCCAACCCAATATAACCGGGAGGAAGCATAACGCTATCACCAGAACCAGCAACAGTAGTTACAATAGCGTTACAAGATGTAATACGAGTAGCATTTGCTTTAGTAGCATCAGCTTGTGCTGTAATACCACCTTGCGTACCATACAATTGATCTGCAATCTTTTGTAAAGCAACACCGTCTTGCAAACCCTTTGTAGGTGTAAAACTAGGAACAGGACTAGAAGGGATCATTGAAAATTACCTTTCATAAAATCAAGATAGTTAGATGATTTAGCAGTATGTTTAAATAAATGATAATAAGTTTCAGCTTGTTTTACATTACCTAATCCATAATTAATAATTACACTTGGAGCTAACAATTCAGGACTATATAAATCAGTTAAGAGTGTTTTATTTAATTCAGGTATTGCACGTTTAGCAAACTCAATGGAATTATTATTTATGGCTAATTTTGAATACTCTATAGAAGGATTAACTCTAAATATATAATAATAAGGATAT